GCAACGTCAGTATCTAAGTCCTGTGTTGCGTGAGTTCCTGAAATAGAAACAGCTTCTTTGAGTTGTAGTGGTGAGTCTCTGAATGATTCAGTTACTGCACCTTGTCTATCACGGGTTTGTTTGGTGTTAATGCTTCTTAGAGATTCTAAGGAGATATCAAACTCAAACTTACCGAATTTTCTCAAAGATGGTGCCATCTGTTCAGCTACTTGATTCCAGGTCTTATGACCGTCATCTAAGCCAACTTGTGCAGATGGTTTCTTTTCTGAAAGAGCCTTAATGGATTGTTCAATGGCGGCTAGTCTCTTGTTCTCTGTTGAAATAGATGTATTTGTTTTACCAATATCACCTGTTTTATCAGAGCCATTTGGTTCACATACACCAGAGTCAGCGTTTAGGCTGTGTCCTTCTGGGCATTGTGTTCCCTCAACTTCTTGGCTTCCACCAACATCAGCTCCAGATGAAGCTACGTCAGGTTGTGCGTCAGTAGTTTTTGGGTCTCCAAATGCAGATTCTTTAGCTACACATTTTCCTTGTGAGACGTCGAAAGTTTGTCCTTCTGGACATTCTTCCATTTCTGATTTTTTACAATCGCAAGGCATAACTAATTCTTTAAATAGTGTTTAGATAAGAAGTAATGATTAAGTTTCAGGATAGTAATCCCTTATACACTCATTACATTCTTGCCAATAACCATCATATTTCTTCTTACATCTAGGACATGAAATCATCAATATTACTCTCATGGGTAAATTCTTTTATCAAATTTATTATTCTCTGTCTTTGTGGCTCAGTAAGTGTCTTTGATTCAGGCTTTTTTAGATATTTTCTTAATACGATAACTGATTCATTTAGTCTATTAGGGTTTTCTGTTCTATCTTCTATTGTTTGTTTTAATATCTTAAAATTCTGTTTAAGCATACCAAACCCCTCATTAGTTGGGTCCTTAGCTAATCTGATTTCCCAATACTTGTGTGCAGGGCAACTCGCACAACCCATTCGCTCCATATCGTGAGCCTTGTATGCAGGGTTTTTTGGTATGTTGTATCGTCTATAATATTCTTGTGTATCTTCCATAGTCCAAAATGACAACGGTGTTACTGCCCTCATTGGATAGTTTACAAATGTCTTTAGAATTGATGTTCTACATTTTTGTAATACTGCCAATGCCCTCATATGTGACTCCTCTGCTCTTGTTCCTATGAATTGTAAGTCATATCTTTCTTCTTTTGGTAGTGATTTTAGATAATTTTTCATGGTTGCTTTTTTTAGAATATTACAACATTCAGGGGTCGCACCTCTGCTTCCTTGTTTGTCTTTTTTCTTACCACCACCACTTCTAAAACTTGGTAAATGACCTACCTTCTTTGCGATAGACCATACTGTAAACATATTACCTCTTTCATCTGTTGGGGGTTTCAATATCTTCACCTTATCAGATATACCCCATAACTTAATCATGTCAGCCCAGTATTGTTTTTCTTCTTTGAAAGTGTTTAATGTATCATTGAGAAACATATCTGGATATTCAACTCCTACGTTTTTACAAGCCCTCATAACCAAGTGCATTAATACTATACTATCAGAGCCAAATGATGTGGCAATATATGGTTTTTTGTATATCTTCAAATGATTCTCTACCAATTCTAACGAGTCTTGTTCTTTTTCTTCAAACGATTTTTTCTGATTGTAAATTAATTCAAATGGATATAAAATGAATGTTTTTGCAGAAAGAGATTTAGCTTTTTTTTCTTCTGGCTGTTCGTTAAACTTTTTTCTAGCTTCTTTGTCAAATTTTTTTAATGTGTCATTTTCATCACCTTTTAGGTATGAATATTTAAAATTTTTATCATTAGGCATGGTATTTATTGAGTTTACTTTAATTTAAATCTAACAATCATGGAGTGTTTTAATTTCTCTGTTGAAGAAGGCACCCTTACTACTTGCTCCCTCAAATGAATCAAACAGCCTCTCTGATACGTTACAGAAATGATACTTGTTACCGTTTAACAGCATTTCCATTTCTCTTGACTCTCTATCCCATATTACATTACCAATAAATGATGATGAATGTGTAAATGACTTGAACTCTGGATTGCCTACTGTGTCTGATTTTTGACCACTATTGGTAGAATCTTCCATTAAATAATGCTCTACTTCTTCCCAATGCTCGTCTAATGTCTCTACAAACTCAAAGCCTCTTGGGACCTGTGCAACTTTCTTTTTCTTTTTAATATCTGCTCTTGCTTGTGGTCCTGATAACGTTACTGCTTCGTTTTTTTTTCGTGTAACTTGCCACAGTCATTACATTCTTCTACACCCAAGTGGTCATAGATTTTCTGTTTGAAATTAGAGAAATCATTGATAAAGTCTGTATGTTCTATACCTGCTTTTTCTGCTGCCTCATGTTCTAACTCATGATGGCTACATTCCTCGATATACTTCTCCATTACATTTACTGTTGTTTCTGGCACACCAGGTGTTTCTGTGAGTGCCAGACCTACAGGTTGAAGTCCATAGGGCATAGAGAAACAATCTCCTGGTCCATTACAAATTTCTCTTAAATCCTGTGGGTTTGCTTCTATACTTGTAAATAATGTCTTGTTCTTTGCAAGACTAGCGGCACCTTCATTGGTTATCTCGCCCTCATAATATACTGTCTCTAAGCTTGAGTTATAGTGGAATGTTGCTGTACCTATTACTTGTCCTGGATTATGTTCCCAATTCAATGGAACCTCTACACCGTCAAATCTCTCCAGTTCGGCTTTAGTGTATAGATTGTTATTTCTTGATATTCTTGGAATTAATGCTACACCAGATATTTTTGCTGATTCATTTACTTTAGTATAAGCTTCTAGTTTCAATGATACTTTTCTATTTAAAATGATAAAAAGAAATAATAGGCACATGATGTATCGACATTCTTTGTACCTAACGACCTAGAACGTGATTATACTATAATGTTATGAGTTAAAAGAAATAGCTGACCTCAATGAGGAGATTTTCAACTCCTGGCACCCTCACGGTATGCGTCTTGGTCAAACTACTTGGGTGAGGCTGGTTCACCCGATAGTATCATTATAATTAACATCAATTTAAATGCTTTTAACTGCCTTGCACACCTGACATTCTGCTATGTTATTCCCTATCATCTTCATCTGGGCTGATTCACAATTACTACAAAATACCTTACTTACTCTATACTTCGGCATATATTTCACAATGATTAACAGTAGTCCCAGAACCACCTGTGGCTCTCATGTTGATTAAATCTCCTGGTTTTAACATAATATGAATTTCATCAGCTAAATCTAACTGATTACTTTTTGTAAAATCTACCCAATTACTGCCACCATCAAAGGTCATTTCTATTGATGAATTATTATTGATTGAAATATTAAAATGACAATGTTTAGGCTTTAGATACACTTGAAGGTCAGTTGTGAACCATTCTTCATTTTGTGTCTTTACTCCAGTTGTTTCTCCAACTAATTCATAATGGGTCATAATAACTCCTTAATGATTTCAAATAAAGTGAATCCTATTCCCATCATGGCAATTACATAGTAGAATTTCTTATCCTTTGCATTTTGTTTACTCTCTATCTCATTAAAATGATTATCAAGATTGACCTCTACCTTTGTCATTCTGTCACATAGGTCCGTAACTTTGTCATTGATGTTGTCCAAGTTGTCTAGGATTCGTTTGGTCAAATCGTCAAAGTCTACTGGCATTGACAGCCACGCTTCGTACATAGTGAGTGTTGTGATTCCTTACACATCTTGCATTTCCTTACTGTCTTGGCTTTAACGTTGGCAATTTCGTTCATGGTGTTGATGTGTTCTGTTTTGATGTCTTTTGCGTTTTTAGCTACAGTTGATTGTAAATCCTGGTTAGCCTGTATCTCATCATCATCTGGTAGTTCCATACCTGTGTTGGTTCTGAACCATTCCCTGCCTTCACTCTTTGTCATGAGTCCTGAATCTACCAAATCCTTAATCTGATTAACTTCTAACTCTACAACATTTTGTGTAGTGAATCCAATGAATAGGTCTACTTCATCTGGGTCAAATCCGTTCTGGATTAGTATGGTATCAAATAGTTCGTTCTTTAATTTGTTAGCTAAATATCTCTGATAACCTCTGACTCTTTTCATTACAATATTATCTGTTGTCTCTGAACTAGCTCTAGATGTAAAGTCACCTGTCATTATATCGTGTGGGAATTGTGTACCCAACTCGAATGTGTTCTCTATGTGGGTGATGTAATCTGTGTACTTGCTATTCCCTGATGTCTCAAAGAATTCAATCTCTGGCTTTATCTTCTGTACTCGCTTGTCACCTGGCTTGTATCTCTGCCATCTTGTTGCTTCCTTCTCTAGATATGTATCACTTGCACCAGGGTATGTGATGGTTGTAATTGGATAGGCATTATTCAGAATGATTGCTCCCATAGCGTCCTCTATTCCCCACATGATTTCTATTAGTGGTGCAGTTGTACGATTCCCTACTGTTCTTGGAATTGCCAGACTATAGAATAATGACTTACCCCAGGGTTGCCTGGAATAATTGGTTAAGTTGAATTCAATAAATTTACCTAGTTTACCTTCACCTAGTTTATCTGTCTGACCGTTCTGGGTCCTATGTTCATAATATTCTAATGCTCCTGCTGTATCTCTTTTCTTGGCTATGATGGTTGCCATGTCTACCTCTAACACATCTTGAGTATCATTCTCATCTAACTTTTCCAATATACCATTACCTGTGATTAGTACGGTTGTAACGAGTGATTCAAATTTATCATAAAAGTTTGTGCTTCTAATCCATTCTTCAATTAATGTCTTGGCTTCTTCATTCTCTGAATTTACTGTCATTTCTGTGCCAGTAATTAATTCTGAATAAGATGATACTGCTATCTGAATCTGTGGTGTTCTGTCGTGATATTTTAGTAACCTCTCAAATGTTACCTGTACTGGCTGCTCTCTTGAGAAATCACTTCTTACAATCTTGGCTAGTGGCACCTTATTAGCTTCTGACAGTATTGGGATAGCCTCATGAACTGGACCACCTATTGCATTAGTTTTAGGTATTATCAAGATGATGGTCCTTCAAGGATAAGTAACTCTTGTCTGTTAAGTGTCGATTCCTGGACACCTGTCTTTGACAATTCTAGTTTAATATTGTAGATATTTGGTGGTGGCATTTCATTCTCATTAACTGCATACTCGAATGTTCCACCTGTAGCAGAACTAATTGTTGCTGTCTTTCCGAAATAATCACCCCATCTATAATTTTTGTATAATCTTATTTTGAGTGTATATCCTGTTAGGTTTTTCTTTTTAGTGTATTGTTGGTTAGTGTATATTGTGCCTGTTAGTTTGTTTTCAGAACTAAAATCGTCACGGTACCATTTGGGTTGGTCCATAACTAAGTACAATCCATAAGCCAATTTACATTTTTTACTATGTAATATATAAAGAGAAATAATAGACTAGATTGGTGAGTAGTTAGCCTTGCTTAATCGTCTGGCTAATACTCTAGCTTTGTATCTATAACAAGGTAATATCTTAGGAGTCATAAATAATATAATAATAAATGATAATATAAATCAATAAGGTTAACAATAATAGACTAAATAGTAAAGTAAAGCTGTAAGCTTATAAGCTTGTCAGCTGGTTCTATTCAGGTATAGGTAAGCCACCAACTCTCCTAAACCACGATTGAATCTGGCGTGTGGTGTAGTGTAATTTGGTTACATCTGAGAAATCTTTAGCCTTTTTTAACTCCTTTTGCTTAATCTTAATATCCTTGAGTATTCCCTCTATTGACTCTACAAATAATCCCATTAACTCCTCATGGGTTTGTGGTCTCTTATTCATGTGTTACTATCCAACCTTCTCTTTTAAAAATCTTACCTCTAAACTCAAAGCATTGTGAACAGATGTGAAATGATTTGGTCATGTAACATCATTCATTTTCTTACTTGCATAAGTAGTAAGTACATCAGGGAACCAGGCATGAATGAATAGTGCCACACTCATACTCATGGCTCTCCACCAATGAGTCTTATATCCCATGCAGTTATACTTTAGATGTTTAAACACAGTCCTCACACTTTTCATCTATACATACAGGGTTATGNTTGCCATCTCTTGTTGGGTGTTTCGAGTGCCTTCTTCGTATGGTTCTGGTCATTATCTTTCTAACAGCTTCCAGGAATTAATGATGTAATAGTGCATAAAACAACAGTAGACATATTCTTTCTCGCATATCTTACAAAATATTAATGGTCCTCTATCCTTCATACCAACACCACAATACCCATAGCTATCACAGCACCTATTAGAGTTGCTATCACATCATTAACCTCTGGTGTTCCTCTGCCTGACAAGTCATAAAACTCCTTTGCAAATCCAAAGATAAATCCCAATAATACAAGTGGTAGAAATAGTACACCTAACATTGATAGAGAGAATCCTATTATGAAATGTGCTACTTTATCCTTCTGTATTCTCATCTATTATCTCATTGATTACAGAAGTTGGTATGTTATCCAGGTCTTTTATTATGAGTTTAATCTTTTCAATCTTGTCCTCTAGTTCCTTGTATAATGTGTAACCATTGTTAATATCGTTTATAGCTTTAACATACTCTGAGTAAGTATTTGCAAATAATATGGATAATGACATCTTACTATTTCTTCCTATTGTTTTACCTGTTGCTTTAATGATAAACTGTTGCACTCTATCTTCATCATTCATAGGATTCAGTATTCATTAATACACTCTTTGATTTATGTTTTTCTGTATCGTCTCCATATACCAGCTTGTTATTCATTACATCATAGTGTCCATAGTCAAACTCCTTTAGGTCCCAACAGCACATGATGAAGCAGTCTCCAATATCAAAGTTGAGTTCTGATTTATCTATACCACCTTTGATGTCAAATTGTGCGGCTCTTAACTGTGAGATTAGTTTTGTATGACTAGGGTGAATTCTTACCTTACCATTCTTTACCATCTGGGCGGCATTGATAGCCATCTTGCTTCTTAGGCTTTGAATGTTCGCAGACTCGTGGTCCCTGATTTGTAGTCCAAAGTTAATCGGTAGAGCTGGTATTCCTCTCGTTTCAAGGTCTCTAATAAATCCTGGGTGAGCCGAGTCGATTTTGCAGTTATCGTTGTATCTGTGTGCCATATCCTCCATAACATCAAGCATAGCAGATGGACTTGGTCTTGGGTATTCATTGGCTTCGGTGATGTAGAGGAGTCCATCTCTTATCTCTCCACCTAGTACACCAAAGTTTGATGAGCCAAATGCTGGGTCTCCATAACAGCCACCTCTGCCACCGATAACTTGTAGGTCATATTCTGTGATGATATTTTCAAGGTTCTCAAACACATCTCCTGTGCCAAAACCATACTTTAAGTTGTATTCTCTTTCAAATGATGGTGATTTCTTNGCTGTCTCTATATCCTCTGGTCTGAATACTTTGTTTACTCCTATGGTATAATCCATCTGCTTCATTACATAGCCATTATCTGTNTCATCTTCCATTCTCTCAAATAATCCCCCAGGAAGGTTGGGTGTTG